AGAGTCACCATCAGTTCAGATTCGTCTACGCCGAGGGCGGTCAGAGCGGCGATTGCTGCCGCTTCATCGGTCCACTGGCGGGTGGCTCGCTTCGCCACCAACTTGTACCCCGGCACACTAGCACCGTTCTCCAAGCGCTGTAAAGCCATTTGTCGCAACTGGCTAATCCAGTTCTCAAGCAAGTCGGCGTTCTTCAACATCGCACCGATGAGTTCCGGCGCTATCGTGTCCAGCTGCGTCTTGAGCGCCCGCTCGACTGCCCCAGTCATCGCAGGGCAGATGGGTTTCGCCGGGCAGAAGCGGCACCAGTCGCCGTGCTTGATAGGCGGCTGGGGCGCCTGGGCCTGCAACACCGCGTTGCGGAGGTCGATTTCAAACAGTTCCAGCCGGCGGCGGCTGACTTCCCAGCGCCGGATGTGCGGCGGCTGCACGATGACCAGTTCTATCGTCTCGGCGCCGTCGAACGCCCACTGCGTGCGCGGGGTCCGCATGGCGGCGCAGGCGTAGAACATGAGTTGCGGGTTTTCTTCCGCATCGACCGGGATACCGCTGCCGAACTTCCAATCCAGCACGACCGCTTTGCTGCCGACGCGCATCAAAACGTCAGTGCTGCCGAACGCCTCGGGGATAAAGCTGCCGAAATCGACATGGCTTTCGACCGCGATGTCAGCGGTGTTGTCGGGGTCGATTTCATCCAGCGCGGCCAACGCCGGCAGCACCTTTTCTTCGACCAGTTCAGCGGTCAAGCTGAGGTCGTTGTACTTGGTGCCGACCAGCGACATGGGCTCGCAGCCGGTTTCGATGATCATAGCCATACAATTGTGAAGGAGAGTGCCTTCGTCGGCGTACTTGCTGCTGGGCTGGGGCGGCATCTGCGCCGCCAGCTTGACTGAGCCTGGGCAGTTGATGACGCGCTTGGCGGTGGACCCGCCGACGACTGAGGAGTGCTGCATGATGATGCCTCTGTGTTGTGGAGCGGCGAGATTAATTTTTCGGCAGGAGGCTTGTCAACATGTTTGTGATGTTGCTACAGTGCCCATCTCGACAACAACAGGAGTGACTCCGATGGATGAATTGACCAAGAAGTTTGCCGAATTCCTTGCCAGCGAATACGGCGTGTCCGGCCCGCACAGCTTTGGCAAGCTGGGCGAAGTCGCCCGCAACGGCTGGCGCGCCGAGTACGTTCGCGAGTGCGCGGACGATGTGCTGGACGACATGAGCTATCTGGAGAGCACGCAGTTGAGCGCGCGGCTGGCGGCGGTGTTCGACGCCAAGGACGACCGGACCAAGCTGGCCGCGTACGCGGCGCTCGGCAAGATGATTGCCGACTTGGCGGCGGTCAAGGCTGACGAGGCTGGCGACCATCACGTCGGCGAGGCGTGGTATCACAACTTCTTTCACGAACGCCGCGCTGAGGAGGCGCGCTACTAATGCCCGCGCATCACAAGACCAAGCTCGACCCGCACGCTGGGCCATCCGTTGGCGACCGCTCGTTTGAGTATTACTTCGTATCCCCGATGGAATTCCACGCCGCAATGCAGCGGGCAAAGGAGTTGGAGAAGAAGGGGATGTTAAGGCGGGCCTGGCGGGTCCGCTTGAATTTGGACGGCCCGCAACCGGTCGTGGCGCCACCGCGCCCCGACGCGCCGCCCGCTGAACTGACCGAGGCGGAGAAGAAGGAGTTGCGCCGCAAGAAGAAGCGGTTGAACGAACTGCGGCTGAAAGCCGACAAGTTGGCCGAAGAACTGGAGGAACACGATGAGTAAGTTTGTGACGGTTGAGGAGTTGGCCAAGGAATTGGTCAAGGCAGAGCCGGAAGAGTACGAACTCATCGGCACCATTGACGGCACCTATAACGGGCGGTGGGTTTTTATCCCAAACAATAGAGCGGCGGCGCCGCCGAAAGGGACGGCGGTGTATGTGAAGCGGGTGAAGAAATGAACCGTGAAGACGTTATCCGCATGGCGCGGGAAGCCGGGTTAACTGGGCTAATGGAGGGCGGGCTGATTGATTACTTTGAGCGCTTCGCCAAGTTAGTCGCCGCCGCCGAGCGCGAGGCGTGCGCGGAAATCTGCGCCCAGTTTTGGGACGCGCACCTGAGCGGAGCGGAATGGTGTATGCACGCAATTCGCGCAAGGGGGCATGATGAATAACGACACCCCGCCGGTCTGGGACGACCCGGACATGGAAGCCAAACGCCAGCAGGCTCTGCGCCTGCTCGGCACCAAGTGGCTGCTGCACCTAGCGAACGCCCCGCAGAAGGGCAGCTACAACGACTGGGGGCAGCGTCGTGCTTGAGAAAGTCATCGAGCGGTACTTGGTCCAGCGCGTCAAAGCGCAGGGCGGCATGGCGTATAAATTCGCCAGCGTCGCCCACCGAGGCGTTGCCGACCGGGTAGTCTGTCTGCCCGGCCAGACGTGGTTCGTGGAACTCAAAACAACCGGTGGCCGGCTGTCGGAACTCCAGAAAGTGTTCCGCGAAGACATGCTGCGCTTGGGGCAAAACTACGTCGTCCTGTGGACGAAGGAGGATGTGGACCAGTGGCTAGAATCCTTATAGCGTGCGAGTACAGCGGCATTGTCCGCAACGCTTTTGCGGCGGTTGGGCATGATGCGTGGTCGTGCGACATCTTGCCGACCGACACGCCAGGGCAACACTACCAGTGCGACGTCCGCGAAATCTTGCGCGACGGGTGGGACTTGATGATTGCCCATCCGCCTTGCACTTACCTTTGCGCCAGCGGGCTGCACTGGAATAAACGTCGCCCGGAACGCGCGGCGCTCACAGAGGAGGCGTTGGATTTTGTGCGCCTGCTACTGGACGCGCCGGTCCCGCGCATCGCGCTGGAGAACCCGATAGGTTGCATCAGTAGCCGCATCCGCCGGCCCAACCAGACCATTCAACCCCACATGTTTGGGCATGACGCCAGCAAGGCGACTTGTTTGTGGCTGAAAGGATTGCCGTTACTTACCGCAACTGAACATGTGGCGCCCAGGGTAGTTAACGGACGCCCGCGCTGGGCGAACCAGACCGACAGCGGTCAGAACCGGCTGTCACCCAGCGAAGACCGCTGGAAGCTACGCGCCGAAACATACGCCGGAATCGCGCAGGCAATGGCCGCGCAATGGGGACCATTATGCAACTAAGACCCTACCAAACCGCAGGCGCTGCGTTCCTGCTCGACACGCCGCGCAGCATGGTGCTGGCTCCTGTAGGGGCCGGCAAGACCGCTATGACGCTCACCGCCATCCAACACGCTCTAGCCACCGGCGCCGCGCGCCGGGTGCTGGTGCTGGCCCCTAAGCGCGTCGTCACCGACGTCTGGCCGGTCGAGGCACCCAAGTGGGCGCCCGGCCTGACGCTGGCGGTGGCCATAGGCTCACCAAGTGAGCGACTGGCAGCGCTGGCGTCGAGCGCTCAGGTGGTCGTGACCAACTACGACAACTTGCAGTGGCTGGCCGCGCAGCGGCTGAACTTCGACGCCATCGTGTTCGACGAACTTACCCGGCTCAAGAACCCATCAGGCGCCAGGTTCAAGGCGCTGGAGAAAGTCATCGAGCCGATGAAAAGACGCTGGGGCCTGACCGGCTCGTTTACGTCTAACGGGCTGGAGGACGTGTTCGGCCAATGCAAGATAGTTGATAAGAACTTGCTGGGCCGGTCCAAGGGCGCGTTCCTCCAGCAGTACTTCTACTGCGTCAACCGAGAACATCAGGAGTGGACGCCCGTGCCGGGGTCGCTTGAGAAGGTCATGGCCCGCATCAAGCCGGCTACCTTCCTGCTGGACCCCGGCGACTACAGCGACACACTGCCGCCGCTGCACACGGTCCCGGTCGTCACCCAGCTGTTCGACCGCGCGCCTTATGATGCGATGAAGAAGAACTTCGTCGCCATCTTCCCCGACAGCCGGGCGCTGGCGATTAACGCCGCGACCGTGACGGGCAAGCTGCAACAGATGGCGTCGGGGTTTGTCTACGGCGACACCGGCACCGAGTGGTTCAGCAACCACAAGCTGGTGCGGCTGGACGAGTTGCTTGAAGAAAATCAGTACGCGCCTACAATAATCGTTTACAACTATCAGGCTGAACTCGCCACCCTTAAGGCCCGCTATGGCGCTCGCGCCGTCACGCTGGAGGATGACCGTGCTATCGAGCGCTGGAACGCTGGTAAAGTCGAACTCCTCCTGCTGCACCCCCGGTCAGCCGGACATGGCCTTAACCTACAGCACGGCGGGTGCAAGATGGTTTTTCTGTCGCTGCCTTGGTCGCTGGAACTCTATGAGCAGACCATCGGACGGCTGCATCGCAGCGGGCAAAAGCACGCGGTCTGGTGCTACGTCTTTATGGCCGAGCAGACGATAGACGAGAAAATCTGGGCTGCGCTAGCCGATAAGCGCAGCGTGTCGGACATTGCCCAGGAGGCACTTAAATGATGACGTGGCGCGAACTGTTGGCGAATTTGCCAACGATGACCGAGGACGAAGTGAAGCAGATGCTGGACGAGGAGTGCGCCGGGGCTCGGCGCCTGACCATCATGCTGCGCCTGCACCAGCGCTACTGCACGGTGCGGATGGAGCGCGAGCGCAAGGCCATGCTGGCGTGAGCGATACGGTCAATCACCCACCCCACTACACCGCAGGCGGCGTCGAGTGCATCGACGCGCTGGCGGCGGCCACCGTCGGTCTGGAGGGCATCGAGGCGGTCTGCACCGCCAACGCCATAAAGTACTTGTGGCGCTGGAAGCGCAAGGGCGGGGTCGAGGACTTGCGGAAGGCCCGCTGGTACCTCGACCGGCTGATTAGCCTTTCCGCAGTACCTCAATTGCCGAAATAATCGCGGCAACGGCGCTCCCGATAGCGGGGAGCGCCTCGGGCGAAATGTGCAGACCAACGGCGCCAGCGAACAGCGCTAGACCGCGCCAGGTGCTAGGCTCTTTAGCCCGGTCGATGAAGTACTGCATGACGCCCTCTATGGTAGGTTGATGAGGTTCTCAGCGATGCGCCGGGACCAGCCTTTGCCAAACCGACCAAACGTCTCTAGCTCGGTCATGAATTTTAGCCGTTGACCGTTGAACACGGCGGCCAATTTGTACGGTTCCATTGCCACCACCGCGCTTAAGGTCTTGTGGCCGATGACACCATCGTCCGCGACGCCCACCGCGCGCTGAAGCCATTTGACAGCCTGCCGGACACCGCTATTGACCGCCGCGTCGAACACGGCGAAGCGAACGTGTTTCGGTAGTTCGTCGGCGTGGACGACGTCCCAGAAGTCGCGGTGGTAGATGGCTTGGGCGCGCGGCAGCGTCAGGCCGGCGATGTCCTCACCCGGATAGGCGCGCTTGGATATGCCGTACTTTGTCTCGCCGCCGGGGTCTTTCGGGTCGTTGACGTAGCCGCCTTCGTGCCCGATGAGTACTTTGAATGCGTCTTCAAACGTCATTTGTCCACCTTGGAGTCTAGTTTGTCAAAGATACGAACCAGCATCTCTTTCACTTCGCGAATGTCTACACGGTAATCTTCGCGCGAAATGTAAGTGCGGGGGATGTCCTCGCGCAGGCGCGAAAGGTCAGCGCGGAGTTCGATGGAAGCCTCCCACACGGAGCGGCCAAACCATCCAATAATTGCCATCACAACGCCAAGGATGATGTTAAAGAGTGTTTGGTAATCCACTGTTAATCTCCGTCGCGGCGTTGGTCAGTGGCAATCTTGATGCCGGTAATCAGGCCAATGAAGCCGCCTACGATGGTCTGGAACGCAGGCAAGATGGCCTCAAAAATCTTGTTGTTGTCCACTTTCTCGTCAAACAACCCAATCATCATACCGCTGACCATCGAAATTAGAATCAACGATAACGTCGTTGTGGCGATGAGCGTGACCCAAGTGCTTAGGCGGTCACGGGGGGTCACTACGGCGCTCCGAGTTGGTTGGTGTTGCCGGCGGCTTCTTCAGCCATACGCGCGGCTTCTTTTGAGGTCAACAACGACTTTGAGCCAAAACGGTTGTTGTTGGGGTTCGGCGTTAGCGCGTTTATCGTAGCACCTTTAAGCGCGGCACTTGCACTAATCTGCTTTGAAACCGGCACGCGGAATTTACGTTTTGACGCGGCCAACGCGGCTTTTTCCAACGCCGCCCGTAACGTCGGCGAGTCCAGCAGTTCTTTGCCGATTTTAGCCGCCAACGGCCCGCGAAGATTTTTGCTCAACAGCTTGTTGGTGTTGTTGTACAAAATTTCTTCGATGATGGTCAGCGGCACTTTGGCGCTTTCAGGTTTGATTTCGCGCTCAAGTGCGTTGGGGACGACTCGACCGTATGACAGCAGTTCATCAAACTGAGACTCATCGGACAAGAACTTCTCAACGTCTTGCACCGCGCGGGTAACGTCATCCATCGTATTGGCCGCGATTGCGTTATCCGGTGCGGCGTTCAGCGTAGCCTGCAAATCGGAAATAGACCTTACTTCCGACCTAAGCCGAGACTCAAAATCAGACACGTTCCTGCGAGCCGTATCTACCGCTCCGCGAAGTCCAGCGCCTGTTTCTTCGGCCACACGCGCTGCTTCACCTTGCGCGCGTATTGCTGACAAATCAGCGCCAGCGTCTTCATAGATGCCTAGCGGGGCTCGGTACTTATCCATGAACCTGGCGTGCGCTGCGGGGTCTACCGCGCCGTTCCTGATGACTTCTTGCCGGTACCGCTCGCGGATACCCGCCTCCATCGATTCAATCGCCACCGGGTTGTCGCCCAGCATGTCCAGAAACCGCCGCGCAGGCGTTGCGCCGCCTGGCTTAAAAAAGGTCTTAATAATATCTTCGTCGGCGATGACCGGCGCGCCGTTGCGGTTTAACAGCATGTTTCGTTGTTGATTGCCGGACCTAAACCGACGCACATATTCTTGCCGGAACAACGTCTCGGCGTTTGCAAAAGCGTCCTTTAACTGCTGCGGAATAACTTCTTCCGGCGCCGAATTAATCAGTCCTTGCACTGAGCGTTTCAACTCGCGCAAGTTACGCAATTTCGGGCGCAGTTCTGGGTTCTGCGCCACAGACCGCATATCGGCATTGACCGCGCGAAGGACCGACGTTAATTCCGACCACGTCATAGTGGGCTCGCCTTCAGTGCGTTGCAGGTTCATAAACCCACCGCGCTGCGTGCGTCCGCGAATTGCAGCTAAAACATTTGCTAATTCAGGGACGTCTTTAGCGGCAAATCCCGCATCGCCGATTATGTTTTCCGCTGCGGTTCGCACGCTGCCTGCGGGAATAGGCGCCAAATCGGCGCCTAACGCATCAGCTTCCTCATATGGTTGCCGCGTGATGCGCCTGGCGCGGCTTTCAGTTGACATAGCGGCGCCGCGTGTTTGCCGCCCTATTTGTTCTAGGTCTTGCGGCGGAAAATTTTGGTCCACTACGTTTTGCCGTGCAAAACCTTCCGCCGCTTGTTCTGCGGATTGAAGACTAGCTTGCCGTTGCGCCAATTCACGCGCGCCGGTGGCCTCTACAAATTCACGCGCGCCGGCCAGCGGGCCAGCTCC